GTTGTCTCAATGAAGACTGTGTCGTAGAGACGACCGATTTCACCGAGCATGAAGTTACCTGGAGCAGCGTACTTTGTTACTTCAATGAACTCTGGGAGGTCACGAAGACGACGGCTCTGGTGAGGGTGAACGAATGCGACGTAAGTCTCACCCAACCTTGGGATGTTCTTTGTTGCCAAGGTCTCTACAGCGTCCTTAACGGTACGTGTTGAGAGGTATGAAGCACCGGTCATTGTTGCACGTGAAGTAGCTTCTGTGCCGTATGCATACCAGTTGTTGACAGCAGAGAGGTTTGAACGATCTTCACCGTAGATGACTGAAGAAGCAGCCATGAGTGTGTCACGAGCCTGGCCATCAAGGTAGAGAGCCATGTTACGTCCAAGAAGACGTGATGCTGATGCCATAACGTCATCAAAAGATGCGTTGAGGAGGAGCTCAGATACTGCGATTGCGTATCCTTGTTCTGCAACTGTGATTGAGAACTGTTGAGCTGTAAGTGCGTTTGTTGACATACGGACACCTTCAACGAGTGTTGAAGCGTTGCCGAGGTTGTTGTAACGCATGAAGTTGATCTGGAGACCAGGTGCGACGCCTAGTTCTGTCTTCTTAACAGCGAACTGTTCGAAGCGAAGGATAGGCATTGACTGGAATAGAATTTCCTTAGACCAGATGGTCTGAATTGCTTGTGTAAGCTGGCTGTTTGCGCCAGAATACGCTGTAGGTGCTGCGGCTAAATTCCCGGTACCTGTCACGGCTGAGGCCATGTTATTACTCACTTTCCGTTGTAGTTTGTATACATTCTATGTAGGATACTGCATTTTTAAGGCTGTCGGTGTTATCTTTAAAACTACCCAAACCTATGTTACAACTGTTACATAGTAATCCTCTTATTTTACCTGTTTCATGGTCATGATCTACTTTTAAGTCTTCTGGTAAATTTGGTGTCTCTTTACAGATACCACAAACTCCATTTTGCTTTTCTAGTAGAGCATTCCAATACTCTAATGAGAGATTATACCTATGTTTTAACATAGTAACTCTATTTATATGACCACGCCTATATGCTAGTTTTGCCTCTGGATCTTTCCAATAAACATTCTTAGCTTTACTGCGCCTACAATCACGGCAATAGTATTTACGCTGTTGCCAGTAGTTTTCTGTCATATCACTATGAGTTGTTTTACAAGTTGGGCAAGTGACTTTTAGCCCTAAAGGCATTGATTCACGAACACTTCTTGTAGAACTCATAGATTTTTTTTACCCGAAGATTCCCTTGTTGCGATCATTTGCTGCTGTTCCCAACAGACGTGATCGGTTTTTTGCGTAGTCAGCTACCGACATAGAAGCAATTTGCTCCGGTGTATACGATTGTTGGTCCGAATTGTTTTCCAAAGTTGGTGGCAAGGTGGCCCTTGTACCGGTCATTTCCCGACGCACTTGCTGATTAGCCTGTGTCATCGCTTCCAAGAGCTTAGAAGTTTTCTCCTTAAGCTTGGAAATACTCTGTTCAATCTCATCTACACTATTTCCGGCGATCATATCAATCAGCTCGGGTGCGATGTTTTCTTGCTCTTCACTAATGCGGCGATTGAGATACTGTGATAGTTCAGCATACTCACGCTCACGCTCTAGGAGAGCGAATGCACGTTCACGTTCTAGGCGCTCTGCTTCAACTTTAGCTGCCCACTCTTTTTCGTTACCTGGAGCAGCGTACTTTGTTACTTCAATGAACTCTGGGAGGTCACGAAGACGACGGCTCTGGTGAGGGTGAACGAATGCGACGTAAGTCTCGCCCAACCTTGGGATGTTCTTGGTAGCCAAGGTCTCGACAGCGTCCTTAACGGTACGTGTTGAGAGGTATGAAGCACCGGTCATTGTTGCACGTGAAGTAGCTTCTGTGCCATATGCATACCAGTTGTTGACAGCAGAGAGGTTTGAACGATCTTCACCGTAGATGACAGAAGATGCTGCCATGAGTGTGTCACGAGCCTGGCCATCAAGGTAGAGAGCCATGTTACGTCCAAGAAGACGTGAAGCTGATGCCATAACGTCATCGAATGATGCGTTGAGTAGAAGCTCGGATACTGCGATTGCGTAACCTTGCTCAGCAACAGTGATTGAGAACTGCTGTGCTGTCAATGCGTTTGTTGACATACGGACACCTTCAGTAAGTGTTGAAGCGAATCCGAGGTTGTTGTAACGCATGAAGTTGATCTGGAGACCAGGAGCTACGCCGAGTTCTGTCTTCTTGACTGCGAACTGCTCGAAGCGCAAGATAGGCATTGACTGGAATAGAATTTCCTTAGACCAGATGGTCTGAATTGCTTGTGTAAGCTGGCTGTTAGCGCCAGAATACGCTGTTGGGGCAGCGGCGAGATTACCGGTACCTGTTACGGCTGATGCCATTTTGGTGTTACTCCTTGTTCATATATGTTAGGTTAGTAAAAATGGGTAGGTATTACCCGAAGATTCCCTTGTTACGATCATCGGCTGTTTTACCTAGCAGACGTGATCTATTTTTTGCGTAATCAGCTACCGACATTGAAGCAATCTGCTCCGGTGTAAACGATTGTGAGTCCGAATTGTTTTCGAGGGTTGGTGGCAAGGTTGTCCTTGTACCGGTCATATCACGGCGCTGGGCCTGAATAGCCTGTTGCGCCGACTCCAAGAGCTTTGAGGTCTTATCCTTCAGCTTGGAAATACTCTTTTCGATTTCATCAACATTGTTGCCAGAAATCATATCAATAAGTTCTGGGGCGATGTTGTCCTGCTCTTCGCTAATGCGGCGATTGAGATACTGTGTTAATTCAGCATACTCACGTTCACGCTCTAGCAAAGCAAAAGCACGTTCACGCTCTAGGCGCTCAGATTCAATTTTAGCAGCCCATTCCTTTTCCTTCTGTTCAAGAAGGCTACGGACGTCCATCTCAGATTCAAGCTTCTTACGCTCTGCCTCTGCGGCGGCTTCTGCTGCTGAACGAGCCTCAGCTAGGCGTTCTTCACGATCCTTCTTAAGAAGATTTAGCTCTTCCTTAAGAGAATCAATCTGTGGATATAGTTTTGACTTTTCCTGCTCACGTACACGGTGCAAGTCTTGTTCCGTGTAGCCCTTAGCTTCAGAAAACTTACTTTCTGAAACTGGTTCTTGCTGTGCAACTGGTGCTGTGCCGTTAACTTCTGAAGCAAAAGCTTCTTGAGCTACTGCACGTTCTACTGCTGTTGAGTTTTCTGACATGCTTATTCCTTTAGGTTAAGAGGTCGTTGTCCGATGTAGTGCCACGATGACCTGCGGGTTTGTTTAGGTGGTATATAGCCTCGCAAACTATTACTAGTTTGTCAGCCTAAATTACTTAGATTCCTCTTCTGAACTGGGGCTATCCTTTTGTCCAGGAGTTTGTCTTCCAGGTAATCTAGTTCCATATGCTTTAGTAACAAGGTCACTTTGCATCTGAGCTAAGGTTTGTTCCTCAAATGGGGTGATGACTCCGGGTTGTCCTAGAGGACCAGGTCCCATACCGTCTGCAGGTGCAGCGCCAGGAGGAAGGCTTCCATCCGGCATCATACCAGTTAGTGAGGTAATTGCTGAAGCGATCTGCTGCTTTACAAGAGCTAGGGCGCCATCGGCCTTAGCATCATTAATAAGCTCTGCTCTGATCTCTTCGAGCTTCTCGTCAGGGAATTCTTCGCCAAGCTGGCGTAGGGCGCCTTCACGAGATTCAAGGTTCATAGCCATCTTGGTCTGGATTTCCTGAAGTGTAATCAGCTTATCTAGAGGAAGTGGAGGTGGGAAGTGGACTACAGACTCGTATGTTAGAGAGTCTGAGATATCCAATAGAGGTAGTTGGCCATTCTTAATAGGGCCGTTAACATCAGGGTTGTAAGCAAAGACTTCTGGCTCTTTAAATGCCAGGGTAAGAAGAACTAGCTCATTGATCCTACGAAGACCCTCAGAGTATTGAACAATCTTCTGGTGGTAGCGGTTCATCAAAGGCTGGTACTGGATAGCCAAAGCAACACCGGAAGTGTTAGAGATAGGCTGTACCTGTCCAAGAGCTGTCTCTGGGACACCGACCATCTCATGCAT